TAAGAGGATTACAAGCTCAAGGTACGACAAGGGCTTCAGAGAGAGCAGGTCTTACTGTAGGTCTTTTATTACAGGATCAGGAAAGACAATCTGCTAACTTGAGAGAATCTATCAACCAGGCTTTGGAATCAGCAACAAGACAATACAGCAGAAATATACAGGGGTTAGAAGCACAAAGAGATAATAGACAGAATCAACTGCAAAGTAATATCAATCAGGCTTACAACCAAGTTCCTTCACTTGGTAGCACCCTTTTGAATGTAGCTACGCAAGGACTTACTTCTTACCAAGGACTTGCTAATTTAGGCTAATGACTAACAGTTTTCAAAGTACAGCTTTTAGAGGATCTGCAAGACCTGTAGATACTTTTGTAGCACCCCCTAGTGTTCAACCTAAAACTGACATACAACAGTTAGCAGAAGCATTGCAATCTATAAACCCTGCCATTCAAAGTTTTATAGGTTCAAGATTAGAGAAAACAGTAGAAGAAGAGCAGGCAAAAGGTACAGAACTAGCAATAGAAGATGCTGCTAAAAACTTTAAAGATATAAGTAGAGGTGTAAAAAAAACTGATGGTGAAGATGCAGCTAGACAACTAATAGGTGGCAGTATCTTTGCTGATCGTGCTTATCAAAGAACTAAAGCAGAAATCTTAGGTAGTAACTTAGCAAGTACTTTGTCTAATAGTTATGCAACTACACAAGTAGATGGAAGATCTTTAAATGCTTTTTCTCTTGAATCGCCACAATTTCAAACTTGGTTAGAAGGAGAAAGAACAAGAGTTGTTGATCAGTTAGGTGATATAAATCCTACCTATGTAAATAAATACTTTTTACCAAAATTAGCAGACGCTACAGCTACTGTTACCTCTAGTCATATCAAACAACATCAGGAATATAACCTTGAAAAACTTAAGAACCTAGCTGTTCCTTTAGTAAAAGGATTGATAGTAAGTGATGATGAAACAGACCTAGAATTAATAACTAACTTTGAACAAAGCATGAACAACCTAGGTCTTGTTACCAAAGATAGAAGTGATTTAAATAAAACGATTGTAGGTGTTCTTATAGACCAAGCGGAAGCAGTGGGTCTTTCTGGTGATGGTGATATAGAAGGTGCTGAAGATATTTTAGATATTGCTTTACAGTTCCCCTATGGTGCTGATGGCAAGTTAAACCTTACTGCTCATCCTGATTATCAAGGAAAAGTAAATACATTAAAAAAACAAATAAATGATTATGCTTTTACTCAGGAGAAACGTAGGCAGATACAAAAGGAAAGAGATAAAAATGATGACATAGTAAACACTATCAGTAGCTTTGCAGAAACAGGTGACGCAAGTTTAATAACTAACTTACAAAAAAAATATCCATTAGAAGCGTCAAAGATTGGTAATGTTGGTGTAGCTTTAGATGGTAATACCAGAGAAAGATCTGCAGAACTAGAAGCAAAAATTATTAGTGATGGCTTTGAATCTAAAGCAGATGCTGCTAATGCTGCTTTATCTTGGTACTTTGATGAAAGAACACCTAAAACTCAAGCAAATAGAACAAGACTTAGCCAACTTCTAGGAGTAGCTAATGGTTCTGAGAATGGGGATTTCACAAATTTAAATAAGATGTTGTCAGAACTAAATAGCCAACTTAAAGGTGAGTTCAGTGGTAGTGATTTTATTATTAGTGATACAGGAGTGTTAAACGACAAAGGTTCTTCTGCTGTTAATGATCTTTTTAATGCAGCAAAGTTAGAGGCTTCTCGTTATGTATTAGGAGAAGGTAAAGGTGTTGACCAATTAACTGAAATTGAAAGACTAGAAGAGATTAAACAAAAGTTTATTAAAAAAGCTAGAGAAAAAGCAAATCCTTTTAAAAATCTAAATAACAACAACAATTTACAACCTAATAACGAAAACAAGAAACAAAACTTAGACGATATACAAGGTGATGCTAATACTGATGTTGAAGCTGGTGCATTTACACCTTCTACCCCAGAAGATGAAGCAAGAGAACGTAAACTAAATCAAACAGAAAAATTAGATGAAATATTAAAAGGTGTAGATAAAACTAAAAAAATACCACAAGCTAAAATAAATGAAATGTTATTAGCTGTAGGGTTCACACCAGAACAAGCAAAAATTATGGCTGCTGTAGCTATGGCAGAATCAGCAGGTGATCCAATGATTGATACTGTAAAATCTGGTTTAGATCCAGAAAAGAAAAATGAATTTTCTATAGGTCTTTTTCAACTGAATATGATT